AAATTGTAACCTATGGGAAAATCCTGCAAGACGTTAAAGCCCTGCATTAAAAACCATAAGATATTCATATCTCAAAATGCAGAGCTAACGCTCCTTACAACGACTCTCATAAAAGAAAGCCGCTCGACTGGGTCACCCAATCGACTGGATGCTCTATAATATTTTTAAACCCAAGAGCAGGGTTATTTGCGTAAAATAAAAGGCGCCCCTTTAAGCCGGTACCGCGATTTCGTTCTTATAAACGATCGGGCATCCGGTAAAGAAAAACAATGTGAAATCCTCTCCAACGGACTTCCACGACTTAATATAAGCCGTCACGTCTTCCTGTTCAGGGGGTCCTTGATTAGAACCAAACATAACAAGTTCCACCATGGCAGAATGAGCGCCATTAGCAAAATCACCCGAAGGTGCTCTAGCTGTTGTGAACCTTGTTCCCTGATAATATGGAATGTCAACCTCAATGGTATCATTCACTCCGATATTTGTTGTTGCTGCTCCACCTGAGGTGAATGCACTTGCAGCATAAGTGAGCCGTTTAGTAGCGGCTTCTTGCGTAGTCCAATTGGAATCGCTTTCCGTATAACGGGCAGCGGAGGAGTATCCAATTCGGGTAACGCTAGGCGTGGAATCTACATTTCCACCAAATGTATATTTGGTTCTGGTGGCACCCCTCCATCCTGCATAACTGGTCGAAAACCATTGTGCGAATGTCGGAATAGTAATATTACACGGCACTGTTCCTTCAGTGTCAATCCCATTTGGGTCGAAACCAGGCCATAAACCTAGTCCCTTATCTCTAATTTTCAAAATTTGACTAGAGAACCCAGTATTGTATGAACGTGCATCTGTTCTATGAAGAATGTACCTGCGATTTAACTCGCGAATTGATGTCGGTGCCTCTCCAAAGAACACATTCATTGTTTGATCCGCCACTGCACAAGTATCTGCAATGGGTTTGATAGGATCTGGATTTGTTGGTGCATCTGTAGCACCTTCCGATGTCCCAGCAATAGCTGCGGCATCAATAACTCCTGATTGTGGCACATATTTCCCAGACTGGGGAACATATCCACCTGGTGTGGCCCACAAGTTGAATTTCTTCAACTTATCAGTAGTGGGCTCACCAAATTTAAGATCTTCACAGGCCGAAACAAAAACATTAAAGCTAATGTCCGAATCTGCTGATGGTGACACCAAGCTATTAACCACTGCTACTTCTAAAACGCCATTATAGCGTCCCAAAGTATCATTCGAAAAACGTGAACTTGCCGAATACACATTAGTAGTCGTCGACATCTCACTGCACGAAAGAAATGGTTCAGCTTGACCCCATCCTACTACAATCTCAAAGTCATCACACTCAGCTAAATCGATTACTCGACTATAAACAGTGTTATACTGTATTGCTGATGAGTGTGCTCTAGGATCCCAACGTATCAGTAACTTCCCTTTGTGAAAATTAGATTTCACAGCTTGGAATCTGAACTTAATGGAACCCTGCCACTTTTCAAAAGCTGTAGCCATATAGGCCATAGGGGTCGGATGCAACTCCGACCCATTTTTATTATATAGATTAGGCGTAACGCGTGCATTCCAAAGCAACGCGTCAGGCCCATCTTGTGCCGTCATGCCAAATTGTGTCAAATAGGACTCGCGAGCACAGAATCGACCAATATCCATTTGATCTTCTCCGTCTAGTCCTACTGTTCTTGAATCGATTGTTAATTCCTGTTTTGAATCCAAGGACAACTTCATTACAGCGTCTGCCGCATCAGTATTGGCCATATTGCCGGTTGGGGTTGGCTTTTGCTGAACAATGTCAGTCACGATAGGAGGTCGTGAATATCCCCAATGATTTGCCAACTCCCCTACACCCATAGCAACCATCTCGGTTGCTCTTGCATAAGGTGCAATCATAGGAACATCTTTCAATTTCCCAGCTGCCTTTGCAACGGCTGAAGCTGGTGTAGAAATAATGCCCTGTCCATACTCATCTCCGGAATTCATCATACCGGCTTGGGGTGTATAATCAGCTAACGTTAAAGTGGTAATCGCTGTTGGCATGGTTAGCACAACATCCGAAGCCCACGCGTAAACGGTAATGGTGACAGGATCATCTCCACCGTTCGCATGCAACAAATTGCTGAAAGACTTGATAGCTAACTCACCCATATCATCTCTGTCAGTAGTACTTAACGAAAGATAATTTTTGGGCCAGAAAAATGGTAAATCCAATTGTCCACCAGTATTATTGGTAGGATTTAGGAAAAAATGCGGCTTCTGAGAAGCAGCAACCAAGTCAGCATCAAGAAAGTTACGAGTCACAGTGATATCATCATATCCAATTAATGGATTATAAGAAACTAAAGCTCTCCCGTAGTGAAAGCCTGTGCCACTAATGACCATCTTAACATGCAATTTAGATCTATACAGTTCGTAATTGGCAATCTTCTCAGCAACCCTAGGATCATTTAAAAATAATTTCCAAGGATTGAGTTTTTCAAAAAGCGGTTGCCCGACTGACCATGAATACTCAGCAATACGAGTAGGCCTTCCTAAAAAGTTACCCAATGTTGAATCGCTCGTTTTGCTCAAGTTCATAGTTGCGTCCATACCTGAACCAATTGTAGTGGTCCATCCTGCATCTTGCTCATTAAAATTTGTAATTTCAGCCTGCATGTTAGCCATGCCCTCTTCTTGTATTGTACCGAGGGCACCAGATTGTGGTACATATTGTGTTTTATAAATATTGTAATAATTAGTAATGCGATTTGTTGATAAGGGTCAGATACATGCATCATTGTATCTGCCTATTTGCACTTTTGTTTGTGGGGCTATTAACCACTGTCGCTAAATAACGACTCGCATATTCGCGTCATTCTTGTCTCATCAAAGCAGTCTGCCTGCATGGTATGTGCTAAGCCATACATAACACCTGTAATCAGTGATGAGTGCGGTTTTGGTTTCATTGTTGTAACGACGACACTACCGCAGCGCCTCCGGATCTTTTTACGACATATCAGGTCGGGATGTACATTATGATACAATCTTGACATTATCGAGGAAATCAGCTATCTTAGCTGGAAAACGTGGTTCCCCGAAACATTCTACGAGTTCAAACCCGTACTCAGTATATGTCAATCCATAAACAGTCATGGTTGGCTGACAAGCTTCCAAAACTTTTGCATATTTTATTGCTTGTTCTCTGACTTTACGCATATAGGAACCATGTCTTCCTACTACACGTTTGCATTCAATAACAAGATATACCCCTTCAAACACATATAAAAGATCGCCACAAGCGATACTCTATCTATTACAGGATACTCTTCTTTCCATGGCTTGCCGAGCACTTCCTTCACTCGACTGCATAAAATCTCCTCATCACCAACAGCCAATGTACCTTGACTGCTTGATGAATCGGAAATTGCAATACTATCCGGAACAGAAAAATTGTCTAATTCAAAATCGTGAATAGCTCGTCTAGTAATACGAATCTTTTCATTCCTGTGTTTGTCAGGATTAGTATTACCAAG